AACAGATGACACTGATGCAATTAACCGTGCGTTCTACGAATTATTCTGTCGTGAGAAAAACCCTGAAATAAGACGTTCACTCTACTTTCCAGCAGGTGTTTATAAAGTAAGTGATACTATCCTAGTTCCACCTTATGCTAAAGTATGGGGTGAAGGTGTTGAGTCAAGTATTATTAGAATGGCGCCTGATGATTCGTCAGTGCCAACGTTTGTTATGCGTACCACAGACAGTCTACAACAAACAGGTGTTAATATTGGTGCTAACTCTGCAACACTACCTAAATATATTGAAATGAATTCAATGACCGTTGAGTCAAATATTCAAAATCATATTCTATTAATTGAATCTGCAGAACAATGTTATTTTGAGTCAATGAACTTTAGTGGTCCATTACAGAAATCAGATCTACAAGATGCTTCAGTTGGTACTATCTGTGTCGAAGTTGAAGGCACTTCAGCAACAACACCAGAAATGATTACATTTGATAAATGTGGTTTCCATGGTTGTACATACGGTGTTAAAGCAGATGCTAACTCAAATGGCTTTACATTTACTAACGGTAGATTTAGTCTATTGTTTAGAGGTGTACAGTTAGGTGAAGGAACAACAGACGTAGGTCCGCTAGGTTATAGAATCACACAAAACTTATTTGATGATATTGCTGACTCAGGCATATACTTTAGAAATGTAAGTAAAAACATTTCTGCAAACAATGTATTCTTAGATGTTGCTAACACATTTAACGGCAATGGAAATCCAAGTGAATCAATAATTCAAATTTTAGCACATGATAACGTGTCAGTCGGCGACATGTTTGAACGTAACGACACTGATGATTTAATTCACACTAGAGTTGAAGTTGACCAATCAGTTAGAGGTATATACTTTGACAATGCTAGAGCTATTGCTTATGGTAACTATAAGCGTGAGTCTGGCCTAAGAGCTGATATCCAAAACAATCAATCAACAGCACAGACTATTTTTACTAGACAAGAAAATGGCTTTTGCTGTTTTAAAATAGACTATTCTATTTCAAGAGGTAACGCTAAACGTATTGGTACATTAACAGTATCATTGACACAAGGGTCAAACGCACTATCATTCTATGACGAATACAATGAAAACGCAGACACAGGTGTTGTATTGTCAGTGGAAGAGTCGGGTAGTAACTTCTTGTTTAAGTACACAAGTACCAACGACATCGCAGGACACATTCACTATTCATTAACACATCTACGCTAGTCTGATGTGGCCACAAGACTTTGAAACACGGTTACGTGAATGGCGACAGTTACGACTTGACTGTCAAGACCTTCCTTTAGAAGAACAACTCAACACTGTTAACAACTGGTGGAGTCACGCACCTAGAGTTAATCATGTCATACACTGGAACGATCAAGATAATTGGTTGGGTCCTTGGGATCTTTTGGCAGAAAATGGCTATTGTGAACTTGCTTCTGCTTTTGGTTTAGCATATACTATACTTCTAGTTAATAAAAATGTCAATATTGAAATACAACAAGCAACAGATGAATTTGGCGGTGACTGCATAATACTTGTAGTTAATAATGACTATATTCTTAACTGGGATATTAGTTCAGTGATAAGTAAAGAACAACAGAGATTTAAAATAAAAGATACAATAGATATTAACGTGATAAACGAATTATTAGGATAGAAATGGCAGAAATTTTAGTTACCAAAAGAGACGGTAGAAGAGAACCCTTAGTTATTGATAAATTACATAAGGTTGTAATGTGGGCCTGTGAAGGAATTACAGGCGTGTCAGCAAGTGAAGTTGAAATTAAAAGCCACTTACAATTTTACGAAGGTATTAAAACTTCAGACATACAAGAAACAGTTATTAAATCAGCCGCAGATCTTATCACAGAAGAAACACCAAACTATCAATATGTAGCAGGCAGATTAATTAACTATCATATTCGTAAAGATGTCTATGGACAATTTGAACCATGGCATATCACAAAATTAATTAAACAAAATATTGATCTTGGTATGTACGATCCTGAATTGCTTGATCTATATACAGAAAAAGAATGGGACAAAATTAACGGATACATCAAACACGAGCGAGATGAAAACTTAACCTATGTTGCTATGGAACAGTTCCGTGGCAAGTATCTAGTACAAAATCGTGTTACAGGTGAACTATACGAGTCACCACAGATGACCTATATTTTAATTGCGGCCACACTGTTTGGTAACTATCCTCAAGAAACAAGATTGAAGTATGTCAAAGACTACTACGACGCAATTTCAACACATCAAATATCACTACCCACTCCTGTAATGGCTGGCGTTAGAACTAGCCAACGACAGTTTAGTTCTTGTGTGCTTATTGAAACTGATGACTCGTTAGATTCAATCAATGCTACAGCATCAAGTATTGTAAGATACGTTTCACAGAAAGCAGGTATAGGTATTGGTGCAGGCAGAATTCGTGCTATTAAATCACCTATTAGAAAAGGTGATGCTTATCACACAGGCGTTGTACCATTCTTTAAACTTTTCCAGGCGGCGACACGCTCCTGTTCACAAGGCGGTGTTAGGAACGGAGCGGCCACTCTTTATTATCCAATTTGGCATTTAGAAGTGGAAGACCTATTAGTACTTAAAAACAACAAAGGTACTGATGATAATCGTGTGCGTCACATGGATTATGGTATACAGTTTAATAAACTAATGTATGAAAGATTATTATCAGGCGGAGACATAACTTTATTCTCGCCACATGATGTACCTGAAATGTATGATGCTTTCTTTGCTGATCAAGACAAGTTTAAAGAACTCTACGAAACAGCAGAGCGTAATACACGTCTACGTAAAAAAACAATTAAAGCAATTGACTTGTTTAGTCAGTTTGTACAAGAGCGTAAAGACACAGGCAGAATATATTTACAAAACGTTGATCATGCTAACACACACGGCTCATTTAAACCTGAACTAGCACCAGTGAGACAAAGTAACTTATGTTGCGAAATTGACTTACCTACTAAGCCGTTAACTGATCTAAATGATCCTCACGGAGAAATAGCCCTTTGTACACTATCAGCTATTAATTGGGGTGTGTTCAGAACTCCAGAAGAAATGAAGTCAGCGTGTACACTTGCTGTGCGAGGATTAGACGCCTTATTAAGTTATCAGAACTACCCAGTGTTAGCCGCGGCTTTTGCTACACAGAACAGACGTCCACTAGGCGTAGGCATTATTAACCTTGCTTATTGGTTAGCAAAAAATGATTTTACATATTCAGATCCAAGTTGTTTACCAGAGTTAGATCGCTGGGCACAGCATTGGAGTTACTATTTGATCAAAGCATCAGCAGACCTTGCAGAAGAGTTTGGTGCATGTCCTAAGTCAGATGAAACTAAGTATCATGATGGTATACTACCTGTTGATACTTATAAACGAGAAGTTGACGAGCTAGTTGATCCAGTTGACCATGTTGATTGGAAAGGCTTACGTGAACAACTTAAAACTACAGGCATCCGTAATTCAACACTTATGGCACTCATGCCTGCTGAAACGTCAGCACAGATTTCAAACTCAACTAACGGTGTAGAACCACCTAGAAGTTATATCAGTGTTAAACAAAGTAAGCACGGTGCATTACGTCAGGTTGTCCCAGAATTTAGACGCCTTAAAAACAAGTATGAACTGTTATGGGATCAGAAGTCACCGGAGGGTTATCTAAAAATTATGGCCATTCTCCAGAAGTATATTGATCAAGGCATTTCGGTAAATACTTCCTACAATCCACAGTACTATGAGGACGATAAAGTGTCAATGAGTGACCTGTTAAAACATATCGTCATGTTCTATAAATACGGTGGTAAGCAGTTGTACTATAACAATACATACGATGGACAGGGCGAAATTGATGTTGATCGTGATGTAGCAAATTCAGTAGAAGTAGATAATAACGAAGAGCAGTTTGAAGAAGACGACTGCGAATCTTGTAAAATTTAAGTCAGGGGCGACAAGTAATGAGTGTATTAAACAAAAACAAAAGAGACCACACGAAAGCATTAGCGTTTTTAGATCCAAATGGCGGCAATGGTATTCAGCGTTATGACGTTGTAAAGTATAGACAATTTGAAAAGTTAACTGATAGACAGTTAGGTTTCTTTTGGAGACCAGAAGAAGTTGACGTTATGCGTGATGCCAAAGACTTTAAAGATCTTACACCATACGAACAACACATTTTTACGAGCAATCTAAAAAGGCAGATTGTGCTCGACTCTGTACAGGGCCGTTCGCCCAACTTGGCCCTGTTGCCTTTAGCAACTATACCTGAGATTGAAACATGGATTGAAACTTGGGCATTTAACGAAACTATTCACTCACGCTCATACACACATATTATTAGAAACGTTTACTCAGATCCAACAAAAGTATTTGATGAACTAATGGACATCAAAGAAATTACAGACTGTGGAGACGACATCTCAAAATACTATGATGACTTAATTAACTATCAAACAATGTATGATTACCTAGGTGAAGGTACACATACTGTTAACGGTAAGAAAGTAGAAGTATCAGCATACGAACTTAAACGTCGTTTATGGTTATGTTTGAATTCTGTAAACGTGCTAGAAGGTATTCGCTTCTACGTTTCATTTGCTTGTTCCTGGGCATTTGCTGAACTTAAGAAAATGGAAGGCAATGCTAAAATTATTAAACTAATTGCTCGTGATGAAAATATTCATTTAGCATCCAGTCAGCATTTATTAAAAATGTTACCAACAGATGACAAAGACTATGTTAAGATTAAAAAAGAATGTGAAGCTGAAGTTGTAGAAATGTTTAAGTCAGCAGTTGAACAAGAAGAAGCTTGGGCTAAGTATTTGTTTAAAGATGGATCAATGATTGGTCTTAACGAACAACTACTAAAAGACTACATTGAATGGATTGCTAACAAGCGTATGTCAACATTGGGTTTAGAATCACCATACAAAGGTGGATCAAATCCTTTACCATGGACACAAAAATGGATTGCTGGTGGTGAAGTACAGGTAGCACCACAAGAAACAGAAATTTCATCATACACTATTGGTGCTGTTAAACAAGACGTTAACGAAGACACATTTAAAGGCTTCTCATTATAATGAAATGGTTTTACAGAACTTTCCCTTTAGACACAAGGGTCAAAATGCTTCAGGCCTTTGCTTACATTGGCTTTTTAGCAGGCATCATCACATACTTTGATTGGGCATGGCTACTAGCAGGTCTTGCTTATTCATGGCTAGTATTTTTAATTGGTGCTAGTTGTGGCCTACACAAGTATTCTAGTCATAGATCCTTTGAACCTAAAAATAGATTCTATAAATTATTAATGCTATTCTGTTCAATGACACTGAGCTTAGGGTCAAATGTGTCCTGGGCATGTACACACAGAAAACATCACAAGTTTAGTGACCATGAAGGTGATCCACATAGCCCAAACATTGATGGCGGAGGCTTTTGGCGTTCAATAAGATTATGGTTTTACTACTTCCCAACATATCATATTAATCCAAGAACAGTAAAAGATCTAAGTATTGATAAAGATCATAAATGGTTTCATAATCATTACTTTAAGTTAAACCTAGGTTGGTTCTTAATCTTATTTTTAATATCGCCTAAGGTAGCAACATACTTTTACTTCTTACCAATTATCTATGCGTTCCAGGCTATTAGTTACATCACTGTGTTAGCACACAATAGATACTTGTATGAGTGGATTGGGTACACAAACTTTCCTAGCACTGACTTAACTTTTAATAGTAAGATAGCATCAGTGTTTGTTCCTGGTGATGGTAATCACAATAATCACCACACACAACCTGCGGCGGCAATTAATAAGTTTACTAAAAAAGATTGGGACTTTGCTTGGTGGTTTATTAGACTAGCAGGAAAAGATATTAAGGCTGAGGGTGACTTTCAGCAGACTCATCATACTTAGCAAACAAGTCAGCTATTTCGCCTGACAGATCAAATCTACCATTCTTTCTACTGTAGTTTCTTTCGCCCGGATAAGCATGATGTGTTTCGTGATATCCTTCGCCAGCAAACAATATTGAGAACAATAAACTATCCCAACTTTTATCTGCTGTTGAATGAGGCTTAGTACCTAGTATTGCTCTTTGTGCAGATTGACTATGTGCTAGAACAGTTACCCAACTCATACCTAGTAAGCAATATACCACAGGCAGTGCGAATAAGTAGACAACCATAGCAGGATCAACCATAAACAGGATGATTGGATATATACTCCAAATTTTCCAATAATGACTGTGATAGAATTTCATATCTGGATCTTTCATTAGATCTATTACCATGCGTGGATTAATCTTATCTACTTCCATCCATAAGAACCATAGTTTAATGTTATGTAACAAACTATTTTTAAGCACAAACGGATCTTTTTCTGTATCTGAGTGTATATGATGTGTTCTGTGGCCTGCGGCGAACTCTATAGGTGTGCCTAAGGTGGTCAAAGTACCCATCCACAATAAAAAGTGCTTTACAAGACGATTACGTGGTTCTAAGGCACGGTGTGAAACATACTTATGTAGGCTTACACTAACGCCCACAGTAAACAATATATAGCCTAGCACAAAGCCTAACAGCATTAGGCCAAGGTTAAAATTGGTAAACAATGTTCCGATAACGAGTAGGTACATGGTTGCTTGAGCAACACGCACTCTGCTATAATTAGGGATCGATAATTTATTTTTTAGGTCTTTGAATAATGTCATAACTATATTTATAGATCTAAAACAAGGGAGAACAAATATGTTAAAAATCTACTCAAAGTCCAACTGTCCGCATTGTGATAGTGCGAAACAGTTTTTACAAGCAAAAGGGATAGAGTTTGAAGTAGTTGATATTGAAAAAGACTCAGACGCAAGAGAGTTTATGTTGGGCGAAGGGCATAGATCTGTACCACAGATATACAATGGCGATGACCTATTTGTAGAAGGTGGATATAGTGCATTGGTTAAATTAACAGAAGACGAAATAAAGGCAAAATTATGAAAATAGAGGCAAAAGAAATTTACACATTTAAGTTAGTTACAGGCGAAGAAGTAGTAGCAGAAGTTAAAGAAGTAGCAGACGATCATTATATTGTAACTAAACCAACAACTATTTTACCAAATCAACAAGGTCAAATGCAAATGGTTCCTAGTGCGTATACTATGGAATTGGACAATCCTGTCAGGATAAATACGTGTGCAATAGCAATGGTACTAGATTCAAATGAATCAGTAAAAGCAAGTTATAAAAAAGCAACTACAGGTATTGAAGTACCTGAGAAGAAAATCATACACGGATAATTAAATGCCAGCAGTAGTAAGAAAAGGTGATGTAAACTCAGCAGGTGGTGTCGCAACTAAAGGTGCGGCCACAGTGCTAGTAAATGG